GTCCATGCTCGAAGACTTCTGGTTACCCAGACGAGAAGGAGGACGAGGTACTGAGATCACTACGCTCCCAGGTGGACAAAATCTTGGAGAACTTGAGGATGTCAAGTACTTCCAAAAGAAACTTTACAAGGCACTCAATGTTCCATCCTCAAGGTTAGAAACAGAAACTACCTTTAACATAGGTCGTGCTGCAGAAATAACTAGAGATGAAGTAAAGTTTCAAAAGTTCATTGCACGTCTCCGCAAGAGATTCAGTGAACTATTTCATGATCTTTTAAAAACTCAACTTATTTTAAAAGGTGTTATCTCACTTGAAGAGTGGGAGGATATGAAAGAACATATCCAATATGATTACATTGCTGACAACTACTTTACAGAACTTAAGGAAATTGAGATCCGTAATGAAAGAATGAATCAAGTCAATGTAATGGATCCTTATGTTGGTAAGTACTTCTCAGTAGAGTACATACGAACACAGGTTCTAAAACAAACTGCACAGGAGATCAAAGAAATTGACAAGCAAATTGAAACTGAACTTGAATCTGGTGTTATACCTGATCCTGCAGCAGAAATGGATCCATCTATGGATCCTAATGCAGCCCCACCTGAGGGCGTAAATGGAGCACCAAACGGTGATGCTCCGCAGGTTGAACCTGGCGATGCACGCAGAGGGGAGATCTAAATGCTAAATAGTATACAGTAGGAGTTATTATGGCAAGTGACCAAGCAAAACAAATCGTTGACCAAATCTTTGGCGACGAAAAAGCAAAAGCAGTTGATTCAGTTCAAGATGCTTTAGCAGCAATATCATACGATGCAATCCAAGCAAGAAAACTTGAGTTTGCAAAGACTATGGGATTTGATTTAGGTGATACCGCACAGGATGCTGCAGATGAAGTTGCAGATAATCTACCTGACGGTACTGAGGCACCACCAGAACCAACACAAGGTAATGTTGAAACCTCAGAAGAAGAACCTGTTGATACAGCACCTTCTTCTATTGATCCACCTACTGCCGAACAAGAACCAATAGAGGAACCAAACGATGAGACTGATCGCTGAAGAAATTACAACTGTTGACTTTCTCGCTGAAGAGAAAGATGGCAAGAAGAGTTACTTCATTGAAGGTGTATTCTTGCAAGCGGAACTAAAAAACCGTAACAATAGAATGTATCCATTTAAGACTTTGCAAAACGAAGTCAATAAATATAGCGAGAACTACATTCAAAAAGGGCGTGCCCTTGGAGAACTAGGTCATCCTGACGGACCATCCATTAACTTGGATCGTGTGTCACACAAAATACTTTCTTTGAAAGAAGAGGGTAATAACTTTATTGGTAGAGCAAAATTACTTGATACACCATCAGGTAAAATCGCCAAGTCACTGCTAGACGAGGGCGTAAAATTAGGAGTATCATCCCGTGGCATGGGTTCAATTCGTAAAGAAGAGAACTGCAATGTCGTTATGGATGACTTCATGCTCGCAACTGCAGCAGATATAGTTGCAGATCCTTCAGCACCTGACGCATTTGTGGATGGTATCATGGAAGGAAAAGAATGGATTTGGGATAATGGCATACTTAAAGAGTCTGCTGTTGCACAAATCAAAGACGAAATAGATCAAGCAACTCTGATAAACTTACAAGAACGCAAAGTTTCCGCGTTTGAGAAGTTTCTAAAGGGTCTTTGATTTATAAATAAATACAGACAACGCTTAAAGCAAAACGGAGTTCAAACAATGGCTGAGACCCTCGAAAAAAATCTTGATGATATGGAAAAAGTGACCGAAGGCACTACCCAATCTAAAACTGCGGTTAACAAAGATGCAAAACCAGGCGAACCAATCGATACATCGAAAGGTGGTGCTGCGAAAATCATCGATGTCAACACTGATTCCATGGAAGGTGCGAAAGGAACGAAGAATGCAGGTGCTTCTGCTGCAGGTGCAGTAAAACACGAAGGATCTAAATCTTTATCCACCAAACCAAGTGCAGCATCCGCTAAAATGGAGGACGCAGAAAATGAAGAAGAAGCAATCACTGAAACCAAGTACGACTTTACTCAAGATGTTGACGCTCTTGTCGCAGGTGAAGAACTATCAGAAGAGTTCAGAGCAAAAGCAGTAACAATCTTCGAGGCAGTGGTCACAGAAAAAGTGAACAACGAAGTAAAAGCGTTGCAAGAAGCATTTGAAGAATCTCTAACCGAAGAGGTAGAGAAAATCAAAACAGAATTAGCCGAGAAGGTTGATGACTACTTATCTTATGCTGCTGAAACTTGGATGAAAGAGAATAGTCTCCAAGTAGAGCACGGTATTAAGACTGAGATGAGTGAATCATTCTTCAACGGTCTAAAAGATCTTTTCTTAGATCACAACTTTAGTGTTCCTGAGGAAAAATTCAATCTACTTGACGGTATGGTTGGAGAGTTAGATGAAATGGAAAAGAAACTCAACGAAACAGTCGAATCCAATGTATCTTTGAATAAGAGAATTGGAGAGTTTGTTAAAATGGAGATCGTGAACGAATGCGCTGTTGGTCTAGCAGAAACCCAAAAGGAGAAGTTAGCATCATTAGCAGAGGGTGTTGAGTTTGAAAATGAAGAAGACTTCCGCAAGAAAGTCGAAACGATTAAGGAATCATACTTCACTAGGAAGGCCGAGATTGCAGAATCTGCAAGCGAACCCACCGAAGAAGCATCACAACCCCTTGTCGAATCTACAACAAGTGGCACAATGTCGAAATACGTTGATGCAATCGCTCGTTGGTCCAAATAATTAAACAAAATTACTACTTCAAAAGGAGATAAAAGTACAAATGACTGTACAAAAACTACAAGAGAAGTGGGCACCCGTTCTGAATCACGACGCTCTCCCAGAGATCGGTGACACTTACAAGAAAGGTGTTGTTGCACAACTCTTAGAAAACCAAGAAAAAGCACAGATCGAAGAAGGACAAATCCTTTCTGAGACTCTACAAACAACAGGATATACTGGTGCTTCTACAGCAACAGGTCCAGTTGCAGGTTTCGACCCTGTTCTAATCTCATTGATCAGAAGATCAATGCCTATGCTTATTGCATATGATATTGCAGGTGTTCAACCAATGACAGGTCCTACAGGACTTATCTTTGCAATGAGAACTAACTACGGTTCCGAAAGAGATCCTAACGCATCAGGTTACGATGAAGCATTCTTCAACGAACCAAACGCAGGTTTCTCTGGTGGTGCAGGTTCATCCTACGACCCAGGTGCCTCAAGTTCAGCAAACAACGACGCAGAAGGTAACAACCCTGCTGTTCTTAACGATGCCTCTGCAGGTACTTACGAACAGACTGGTGACGCTGCAGGTATGTCAACATCAACTGTTGAAGCATTAGATGACAGTGCATCTAACACTGCTTTCAGAGAAATGGGTTTCTCAATCGAGAAAGTAACCGTTACAGCGAAGGCAAGAGCACTAAAGGCAGAGTACAGCATCGAACTTGCTCAAGACTTGAAAGCGATTCATGGTCTTGATGCCGAGCAAGAGTTGTCAAACATTCTGTCAACAGAGATCCTTGCTGAAATCAACAGAGAAGTTGTTAGAACCATTTACACAAACGCTGTAAAAGGTGCACAGAACAACACTTCTACTGCAGGTATCTTTGACCTAGACGTTGACTCAAATGGTAGATGGTCAGTTGAGAAGTTCAAGGGACTATTATTCCAGATTGAAAGAGACGCTAACGCTATCGGACAGGAAACTCGTCGCGGGAAGGGCAACATCATGATCTGCTCTGCAGACGTTGCATCTGCTCTAGGTATGGCAGGAGTTCTAGACTACGCTCCAGGACTACAGGGTAACAACCCTCTAACTGGTGTAGACGATACTTCATCAACTCTTGTTGGTACACTTAACGGACGTATCAAGGTTTATGTTGACCCATATTCAGCAAACGTAGCAGACAAGCACTTCTATGTTACTGGATACAAAGGTACATCACCTTATGACGCAGGATTATTCTACTGTCCTTACGTTCCATTACAGCAAGTTAGAGCAATCAACCCTAACACCTTCCAACCAAAAATTGGTTTCAAGACTCGTTACGGTATGGTATCTAACCCATTCGCTCAGGGACTTACTCAAGGTTCTGGTGCACTTAGTGCTAACAGCAATAAGTACTACAGAAGAGTACAGGTTGCAAACCTAATGTAATAGGCAATATTGCTTATCTTTTAAAGAGGGTGTTGACACCCTCTTTTTTTATGCTATAATATATTTGTTGGACGCAACAATGGGTGTGACTGAATAAACTTACTGGCATTGGTCTGGTTAAGGTGATGAGGCAGAGGTGGTGCTCGCTACCGCAGGGTAGAACTTCTCAACCAAGAAGGTCTCAGGCATACAAGAATTTCTAAACTGTAGAAATGCCCTTGTATTGTTGGCAAACAGAAACCCAACCACCCTCCTAATTTAGAAGTAGTATAAATCATATTAATCATACTCATTAGCATATGTTATCTACCCAATATCGCCTTCGGTTAGAAGGTATTTGCAAATCAATCGCAGCAGATCAAGAAGTAAGTTTAGAAGATATGATATGGGCAGAGAAACTATCAAAAGCAAATACATCAGCAAGAGGAATGCTGAGTTCAGCAAGGAGATTAGCAACGGATCCTGACTCAACTTTTCTTAAGTACTTGGATATAGGAGACTCGGATCCAAGGAAACACAAAAAGGGTTTCGGTGGTGCTGAAGATATAGCAGATTGGTTTAAGAATGACAGATCAGATGATTGGAGACAACGTGACTAAATAGCATTGTATGACTTTTTAATATGATTTCTGACATTAGATATGAGGGTTTTATTGGTATCTTTGATACTGAATATAATACCCAACCTTTGATTGACTATTGGAACTATCAAAACAAAATTGGATCTACATTTAAACGTAAAGGTTTATTTGGCAGAGAGCGTAAAGCACATGCTCGTAAAGATACATGTCTTGCTACAGAAGACTTCATGGTAGATCATAACGCAGGTTATGTTTACATGAAAGAATATAATGCTATCACTGGTGCATGTCTGGAAGAATATGTTGACAAGTATGAGCAACTATTACATTTTAGATATCAACAAGTATATCTAAATGTACAGCGAACACTACCAAGTGAAGGATATCATGCATGGCATTCAGAAGATGGTTCTATGGGAACTAATCGACGCATACTTGCAACGATGATGTATCTTAATGATGTTGATGAAGGTGGTGAAACTGAGTTTCTATATCAATCGTTAAGATTTAAACCTAAGAGAGGTCAGTTTTTAATATGGCCAGCAGGGTTTACTCATGTTCATAGAGGTAATCCTCCACTGTCAGGTGAAAAATACATATCTACATCATGGTTAGAAAATATAAACGCATAAAATGTCTAACTGGTATCAAGACCAACTAACAAACAAGAACTTCTTGTCTCCAATAGGATTTGTTTTTCTATTGGATAAAGCAAGGAAGGCATCTTTTTTGTGTCAGAGAGCATCCATACCCGAAATTAGTTTGGGTGATATTGCAATACCTACACGAGGATTCGTTACTGTTCCATTAGAAGGTAATATTCAATACTCAGAATTAAATATAGATTTTATTGTTGATGAAGACTTAAGAAATTATATGGAGTTGCACAACTGGATTCGTGCATTAGGTACACCTGATACTATACAAGAAAGGAGAGACTGGGTAAATAGTAATAGTGATGTAATAGGCACTCAGGACTTCAAAGTTTCTGATGGCACTTTACAAGTATTAAACAATAATAATATTACAAACTTTGATGTAGTGTTTAAAGATATGTTTCCCACAAATCTTAGTACACTAGACTTCAATGTTACATCAACAGATAATGAGTTTATGACAGCAAGTGTAACGTTCAAGTATTTACTTTATGAAATAAGAAACGTTAACACACAAACAAGACGATGAAATTTCAGTATAACTTTGAGCATCAATGGGGTGGCAAAGATAACTGGTATACTAAATCTAGTAGGTGGGCAAAGAAACAACCCTTTCCATTAAATCATTTGATTACAGGTTTTATCGAATGGTTGCATAAAATGTGGATTGATGGTAAAATACTAAGGACGATGGACAACGTTGATCGTCAAGCAGAAAAAATTGTATCTGATTGGGAGGAGAATGACAGACAAGAAACCCCACACATCGTGGAGACAGGAGTATTTGGAGATGAAGGCTGGTCTATCGAAATCACAAATCCGATTGTTGAAAGAGGGACCTCAGCAACTAGCACAGGCATGGTTACTCCAAGCGATGCACAACGACTACAACAAGATGAAGGGGATAACCCCAAAGAAGAGTAGACAGTCAGGTTATCAGACAACCATGAAAGAGTGGTTTGCAAGTAATAAAGATCAAGGAGTATGAATCTAGAAACTCTGCAGAATCTCTGGAAAGAGGACTGCAATATAGATGATGACTTGTATTGTGAAGAGTCTCTAAAGATACCAAGATTACATCAGAAGTACATGGAGTACTTTAATACTTTTTCTTTGATGAAGAAAGAGAAGGAGGGAGAGTATAAAAAAATAGTTAAAGAGAAATGGTTATATTACAAAGGTAAAGCACCTGCTACTGTATATAAAGACATGCCATTTGATCTCAAACTTACTACTAAAGAAGAGATCAATATGTTTATTGAGGCAGATGAAGATATCCGAAAAATAAAATATAAAATAGATTACTTAGATCAGGTAATATTCTTTTTGGAAAGTGTTATCAAACAGATTAGTGTTAGAAACTTTCAGATCAAAAACGCAATAGATTGGACTAAATGGAAAGAAGGTTCCTAGTGATACACTATATAATATAGTGACTTAAGTCAAATGATGGACCTCAAGATTGCAAAGAAGAATGAGGTATATTTAAAAGTAGAAGCACCAGATCACGTCAAGTACGAGTTGGCGGATTTTTTTACGTTTGAAGTAGAGTCTGCAAAGTTTATGCAGAAGACGAAAAGATATAGAGGATGGGATGGTAAGATACGTTTGTTCTCTCCTTCTACAGGTGAGTTGTATTGTGGTCTCGTAGACTATCTTACTGACTGGGCAAAGAAAAATAAGTATGAATATGAGATAGAAGAGAATGAATTTTACGGATCACCCGATGACATCAACGATCTGATATCTCCCGAAGGTGTTGCAGGGTTTGTGAAGTCATTACATCTTCCTGTAAAGGTTCGCGATTACCAATATCAAGCAATATACGAATGCCTACGATACAACAGACGACTCCTATTGTCGCCAACTGCCAGTGGGAAATCCTTGATGATCTATGCATTAGTCAGATACCATGTTAATATAAAAAGAAATGTATTGATAGTTGTTCCTACTACCTCTCTAGTAGAACAGATGTATAAAGATTTTAAATCATATGGTTGGAAAGCATCCTCTTATTGCCATAGAATTTACGCAGGACAAGAGAAATATACGAACCATGAAGTAGTGATTACCACTTGGCAGTCAATATACAAAGAACCAAAGAAATGGTTTGATAGATTTGACTGTGTAATAGGTGATGAAGCACATCAATTTAAAGCAAAATCATTGAGTACACTGATGAGTAAGTTACATGATTGTAAATATCGTGTAGGATTTACTGGTACATTAGATGGTGCTAACGTAAATCAACTGGTACTAGAGGGTTTGTTTGGTAGATGTTCACAAGTAACTAGGACTAATAAACTTATGCAACAAGGTCATGTTGCCAAGTTAAAAGTAAAAGTTATCTTATTAAAACATGAAGAAAAACTATTTGAAGGATATCAAGATGAGATTGACTACCTTGTAGAACACAGTGGTAGAAACAAGTTTATCAAAAACCTAGCAAAAGATTGCAAAGGTAACACCCTGATACTCTTTAACTATGTAGATCGTCATGGGATTCCTTTATTTAATCTCATAAATAGTGATACAGACCAACCTGTATATCTTGTACATGGTGGTGTTGATACTGATGATCGGGAAGATATAAGACAACTGACCGAGACTTCAGACAATGCTATTATTGTTGCATCATATGGTACATTCAGTACAGGCATAAACATTCGTAACTTACATAATGTTATCTTTGCTTCTCCTTCTAAATCTCGTATTCGTAATTTACAAAGCATTGGACGAGTATTGCGGAAGGGAGACAATAAATCAAAAGCACTTCTATATGATATTGCTGATGATATCTCAACAGACAGGGGGAATAACTACACGTTAAATCACCTGATGGAAAGAGTAAAGGTATATAATGAAGAAAAGTTTGATTATGAAATCATAGACCTAAAACTAAAAAAGGATGATTAACTTTATAAAACACGAAGAAGAATTTTATGGGATCTTTAAACTGGTCAGTGGAGACGAGGTGCTCGCTAAAGCAGTTATAACAAAAGACCATCAAGAATCTCTTGTGTTTTTACAAGATCCTTTATGCGTTGAGATTGTCACTAATCCTATCAGCGAAACAAAAGTCGCTAGGGGTATGGGATTTATAAAATGGCAGCAACTATCCGACGAAGATTTTTATGTGATTAGGGAAAAAGATATCATCTGTGTATCTACTATGAGCAAACAAATCAAATTGTTATACCAAGCATTTGTTATGGCAGAGGGCGGTGATCCAATAGATTCAAAGACATCTGGGTATCGTATCGACCCTGATAAAACTATGGGACTAATAGGAGATATTGACGACTACAGAACTATGTTCGAGAAAATATATAAAACTAAAAATAACCCTTAAACCCTTACAGTGTTATTGTACATTATATTGACACTTTTGTCAAGTGATGCTATAATGAAATATCACAACAGAATAATAAATGCCTAGCAAAAAACCTAATCCTGAGGGTAAGGTTCTTACAAAAGATCCTACTAAGGGCAAGAAAAAACCTGCAACTCCAAAGAAAAGAAAACCTCACTATGTAGATAACAAAAGGTTTTTGGAGTCTATTATTGTGTATAAAAATAAAGTTGCAGAGGCAGAGAAAGCAGGTACAACTGAACCGCGAATCGATGAATACTTAGGTGAGTGTTTCCTCAAAATTGCTACACATTTATCATTCCGACCTAACTTTATTAACTACATGTACAAGGATGATATGATTGCTGATGGGTATGAGAACTGTGTACAATACATAAAGAATTTTAATCCAGAGAAAAGTAAAAACCCTTTTGCTTATTTTACTCAAATAGTTTACTATGCTTTTCTTCGTAGGATTGCTAAAGAAAAAAGACAGATGGATATAAAGGATAAGATTATTGATAAGTATGGTTACTCTGATATCTTTACAGTTGACGGATCAGGTAATACCGATTATAATGCTATCAAGAATAATATACAAATAAAAACTCGTCGCCCATGAAGATCCTACTTATTACGGATCAGCACTTCGGTGTGCGTAATGACAATCAACATTTTATCAATCACTATAGAAGATTTTATAGTAAGGTTGTAATACCTTTTATTAAAGCATCAGGTATCAAAGAGGTTATAAGTCTTGGTGATACTTTTGATAGGAGAAGGTATATTAATTTCCATTCATTAGATGAAGCAAAAGAAATGTGGTTTGACCAGTTGATAAAACTGGGATGTAATCATACTATGCTGATTGGTAATCATGACATATATTATAAGAATACATTAAAGATAAATGCACCTCATGAGATTTTAGGTGAGTATAACTTTGATGTTATTGACAAACCAACAACTAAGAGTTATGATGGAACTGACATACTAATGTTGCCTTGGATTTGTGATGATAACAAGTCTGAAGTATTTGAAGCAGTTCAAAGATCTAAAGCACCTGTGCTTATGGGTCATCTAGAACTCAATGGTTTTGAAGCACATCCTGGTCATATTATGGAAAGTGGTATGGACGGAACCTTCTTCAATAAATTCAAACGAGTCTTCAGTGGACACTATCATCAGAAATCAACGAAGGGTAATATATCTTACTTAGGTAATCCTTATCAACTATACTGGAATGACTACGGATGCAAAAGAGGGTTTCATGTTTTTGACACGTCTACTCTTAAAACTACTTTTTATAGGAATCCCTTTGACATTTTTTATAAACTGTATTATAATAACGGAGTTAGTATCCCAGAGTCGGAAGACCTCAAAGGATCATTCGTAAAACTTATAGTAGAGGAGAAAGGTGATTACCAGAAGTTTGACTATGCGGTCAAGCAACTCCAAAATATAGGTTTGGGAGATCTTAAGATTGTTGAAGATCTCAGTGCTGAACTAGAATGTTCGGATAGCACTCTGGAAACAGAGGACACTATGACATTACTTGAATCATACATAGATGAAATAGAACTTAAAGTTGATAAGTCCAATGTTAAGTCTGTTATGAGGTCACTTTATGTCGAGGCATCTGAACTATAATGTTTGTACTAACCGAAAAAAACACAGGGGGAATCTACGCTGTAAAGTCTGCATCAAAGCATAAAACTGTAACTGTCTTTGAATCAGAAGATGATGCTACAAGACACATGGGTTTATTAGAAGCAAACGACAGCGACAAAGAACTAGAAATCATGGAAGTCGATCCTGACATCATTGCCATGAACTGTGTAAATTATGATTATCGATTCACAATCATCAAAGAGAACCAACTAATCGTACCAAAATTTAAGTGATCGTATTTGAAACATTGAGGTGGAAGAATTTTCTTTCCACTGGTGACCAATGGACTGAAATTGAACTAGATGATAGTCAGTCCACATTAATAGTAGGACAAAATGGTTCGGGTAAATCAACCATGTTGGATGCTTTGTGTTTTGGATTATTTAATAAACCTTTTAGAAAGATTACTAGGGGTCAACTAGTAAATAGTATCAACGAAAAGGGTACCAAAGTAGAAGTTACTTTCTCTATTGGTAAAGATGAATATCGTGTATTTAGAGGTATTAAACCAAATGTATTTGAACTGTACAGAAACAACAAACTCGTTGACCAAGACGCAGCAGCGAACGATACTCAGAAGTATCTTGAAGGATCGATACTCAAACTCAACTTCAAATCCTTTACGCAAGTCGTCATCTTGGGTTCATCCACTTTTGTCCCCTTCATGCAACTCGGAGCAAGTCACAGGAGAGAAGTTATCGAAGATTTACTGGACATCAAGATCTTCTCAAAAATGAATCTCTTGTTGAGAGATAGAGTAAAAGAAACATTAGCAGCAAGAAAAGAATGTGATCATCTATTAACTGTAGCAGAACAGAAAGTATCAGCACAAACAAAACTTTTAAAACAACTCAAAGAAGTAAATGATAATAGACAGAAAGAAATACAAGATAAGATAGATGCAAACTGGGTAGAGATGGGAGATCAAGAAGAGGAACTAAAAGTAAAGAAGAAAGAACTACAAATACAGCAACGACAACTAATAGATACAGCAGAACAACGAACCAAACTAGATGATTTAAAACTAGATCAAGGTTCTTTAAACTCTGAGTTGAGGAGTGCAAAGAAAGAAATTAAGTTTCTATCTACACATGATAACTGCCCTACCTGTACACAGGTTATTAAAAAAACATTTAAGGATAAGAAAATAAAATCATTAGAAGAAACTGGTGAGTCAATAGCAAAAAATTTAAACAATCTTAAAACAGATATAAACATATTGTTGAATGAAATAGAAGCAGCAGATGATATATCAATGAAGTGCCACGATATGAGAACAGATATATCTGCAATAGAACGTGAGATCATAAGATTACAAAAAGAAAATCTTAGAAGAGAAAAGGAAATAGACAAACTACAAACTGTCACACCTAATATTGACAAAGAACAATCTGCTCTGGTAGAATTTGAACATAGTTTAGAGGAGACTATGAAAAGTTGTTCTCACGTTAATAAGAAGTTGGATGAGTTCCAAGTGATATCACATTTACTCAAAGATAGTGGTATAAAATCTCAAATCATCAAAAAATATGTGCCGATTTTTAACAAGTTAATCAATAAATATCTGAACAGTATGGACTTCTTTGTAAACTTTACCTTAGATGAAGAGTTTAATGAGAAGTTGAAGAGTAGATTTAGAGACGATTTTAGTTATGCATCATTCTCTGAAGGAGAGAAACAGAAAATAGATCTATCACTCTTGTTTACATGGAGAGAAGTTGCTAGGATGAAGAATAGTGTAGCAACTAATCTATTGATACTTGATGAAGTCTTTGATTCATCCCTTGATGCGTCAGCAACTAATGAGTTATTGCAAATACTAAAGTCATTAGGACAGACAACTAATCTATTTGTCATTTCTCATAAAGGAGATGTTCTATTAGATAAGTTTTTACGCACTATAAAGTTTGAAAAGATAAATGATTTCTCAAAAATGTCGGATGATTCATAATGGTATGTAAAGTAACTCTGTATAAAGCAGGTAAAGTTTGGGATGAAGAGGTAATCGCTATTGATTATCAAGATGCAAAGCAAGTAGCACTTGCTCGTAATCCTGGTGCAACAGTAATGAGTGTAACTGCGGTGATGTGACAGTTGAGAAAGTGTCCATTGAACTGGCACACACCTCAATAATGTATTATAATAAGTACATACACAAGGAAACACATGATCAATCAAGAAGTAAAAGGAACACTCGCTAAACTACTAGCAACAGAAAACTTAACAGTTGAGCATCGCAAAGTGACAACTGCATCTTTTGATGTTGTCAACAGAGTTCTCATACTTCCTATCTGGAAGACAGCATCTAATACAGTGTATGATTTACTTGTTGGTCATGAGGTTGGACACGCATTATATACACCAGACACAGACCACGATGCAAACAGAGGATTTGTAAATGTTCTAGAAGATGTTCGTATTGAAAAGATGATGAAGAGAACATATCCTGGTCTTCGCAAGAGTTTCTTTGAAGGATATACAGAACTAAATGACGATGATTTCTTTGGTGTAAATGATGAAGACCTTACAAAAATTGCTTTTATTGATCGTATCAATCTATGGTTCAAAGGTAACCCAAACATTCAGTTCTCCAAGGAAGAGCAAGTATGGGTAGATCGTGCTGCTAAGACAGAAACATTTGATGAGGTAGTAAAACTAGCAATCGATCTATATGGTAGAGCAGAAAAGATTGAAGATGCGAAAGAAGAAGAAGATGCAGACCTTGATAAAAATGTTGGAGATATGGATCTATCTGATCTAGGTGATGTGGAGTGGGATATGCAACCAAATGACGGTAAGCAAGAACAGCAACAACAGCAAATCCAACAGCAATCAAGCAATCAACCTAAAGCACCAGTAGGTACACCAAACGCAACTCCTACTATGGGAAATGAGCGTACCTTTGATGAGACAGAGACTATTACTGATGAAGCATTCAATCAAGCACTAGAGACATTGATTGATGACAACTGTAAAGAATGGAAGTATCTTACTATTCCTGAGGTTGATGTTGATCACTACATCATTGGTCACAAAAAGATTCAAGATGATCTTAGAGAGCATTACTACAATCCAAAACAACAACATGTTGTTTCTGAAGACGAGCATTGCAGATTCATTGAATATATGAATCAGCAAAAAGATTTCATGGAAAAGAAATTCTTTGACTACAAAAAACAATCACAAAAAGAAGTCAACTATCTTATCAAGCAGTTTGAAATGAAGAAGTCTGCTGATCAGTACAAGAGACAGGCAACTGCTAAGACAGGTGTTATCAACACTAACTCTCTATACAAGTACAAGTTGACAGATGATATCTTCAAAAGAGTTACAACTGTACCTGATGGTAAGAATCACGGTCTAATATTCCATGTTGATTGGTCTGGTTCTATGTCACACGTCTTACTTGATACACTCAAGCAAGTTTACAATCTAGTCTGGTTCTGCAGAAAAGCAGGTATTCCTTTCAAGGTTTATGCATTCCAAGATGGATTCTCTAGAAGTGGTAGAGGTGGTCTAGAAACAGGTTTCTTCAAAGAGAATGATCTTTACATCAATGATTCATTCAAGTTACTTGAGTTACTATCTTCTAAACAGAATGCTAAGTCTCTAGATGAGTCTATGAAGGTAATCTTTATGCAAGCATTTGCTATGGGTGGATACAGACTCAACTGTCATCAGGAGTATACACTAGGTGGCACACCACTTGCTGAAGCAATCTTATGTACTCGTCAACTTGTTGACAGATTACAGAAAGAAGAGAATGTACAAAAGGTTCACGTTGTATGTCTAACTGATGGTGAATCAAACCCAATGCACTTTGTTGAGGATGCAAGGAAGCAAGGTGAACCAACATGGTATGATGAGAGAGACGGTCACTTAGTCACTAGATGTATGGCACATCAAAACTATGCTGTATTCTTCCTTCGTGATAAAAAGACAGGTCGCACTAAGAAGATCAACACATCACATTATCACACAACAAAAGAGATCGTATCTTTCTTCAGAGAGATCACTGATTACAACTGGATAGGCATCAGACTATGCAGTAAGGGTGAACTAAGTCGTACTCTAAGATACAATGATGTAGATACTAGAGGTATCGATGTTGACAAGATGTGGAAGAAGCAGAAGCATTTTTCAATCTCAAACCAAATGGGTTTCTCTGAGCAAATCTATATGCCAGACAAAAACATTGGTGAGTCTTCTGATGAGATCGAAGTAACTTCAAAAGGAGAAGTTGCTACCAACGCAGAACTAAGACGTGCATTCAAAAAACATATGAGTTCTAAGATGACAAACAAAACTGTGCTCAACAAATTCATCGAACAGATAGCGTGACACTTCACAAAGTGTCCACTACTGTTGCACACAGCAGATGTACCTGCTATAATAAGTACATAACAAACAAATCAATCCACTAAAACAATGACATTTGAACCAAATCCAGTAACAACAGAACAACTCGTTGAGTATCTAACTAGCAAAGTTGGTGACAACGTAGGATGTAATGATATCAGAGAAGCAGGTAAGACTCTCTCTATCTCATATGCTACAGCATGTAAGAGATTGAAAGCATACAAGATTGGTATTGGTAAGTGGAATCTTACTGCAGAAGCAATCGAGAAGGCATACAAAGCACCTTCTGCTCAACCTGCAGTTGAAGCATCTTATGTTCCAAGCAAGGATGAGACCTTTACTAAGTTTGGTTCTTTTGATTCAATCCATAAGATTATCAAGTCTAAGTTATTCTACCCTGCATTCATCACAGGTCTATCTGGTAATGGTAAGACCTTATGTGTAGAGCAAGCATGTGCAGTTCAGAAAAGAGAACTCATCAGAGTCAACATCACTATCGAAACTGATGAAGATGATTTGATCGGTGGATTCAGATTGATTGATGGTTCTACTGTATGGCACAACGGTCCTGTAGTCGAAGCACTTGAGCGTGGTGCTATCTTACTACTTGACGAGATCGACCTAGCATCTAACAAGATTCTATGTTTACAATCTGTACTAGAAGGTAAGGGTGTCTTCCTTAAGAAGATCGGTAAGTATGTCAGACCTGCAGACGGATTCAATGTAATCGCAACTGCTAACACCAAAGGTAAAGGTTCTGAGGATGGTAGATTCGTAGGTACTAATGTTCTTAACGAAGCATTCCTTGAGAGATTCCCTGTAACCTTTGAGCAAGAGTATCCATCTGCATCAGTTGAGACTAGAATTCTTCTTGCTAATGGTTGTGACAAAGACTTCACAGAGAACCTAATCAAGTGGGCAGGTGTTATCCGTAAGACATTCTATGATGGTGGTGTTGACGAAGTTGTAACTACACGTCGTCTAGTTCACATTGCAAAAGCATTTGCTATCTTCGGTAATCGTTTGACAGCAGTAACAAACTGCATCTCACGTTTCGATGAGGACACCAAGCAATCATTCCTTGACCTTTATACTAAGGTTGATGCAGGTGAAGATATGGAGAATGAAGAAAATAGTTGACAAAGATTGAAAAGCATTGTATACTGAGAATGAGAAAACTTCTCGGTATATAATGAAATACAATGAAGATGTGATCCTTGACGAAGTGCGGTCTTATGTGTCCTCCACATATGACCGCCATTATTCTTCTGGGAATATTCAAACCCTAGACCTAATCGAAGCGGTTGGTGATGCAGAAGCATTCTGTCGCAGTAACATCTTGAAGTATGCCTCTCGATATGATCGTAAAGGTACACCCAAAGATGATATGCTAAAGATTATGCACTATGCCATTCTTCTTTACCATTTTAATCAAAACAACAATGACAGTAACTATTCCAACTTACCCAACACTTAAAACGTCTAGCAAAGAAATGATTGACATTACACCTAGAACAGTTGAAATCTTAAAAAACTTCTGTACTATCAATAAATCAATAGTAATCAAACCAGGAAATCAGATAGCAACCCTTAGCATTAACAAGAATATTCTTGCCATTGCTAATGTAGAAGAAGCATTTGATTCTGAGATTGCTATTTACGATCTGGGTATGTTTATTAATGGACTAACACTATTAGATCAACCAAAGATCGATACAACTAGCAGTACCTATGTAACTATTACAGATGGTAAGGGTCGTTCTAAGACCAGATATTTTTATGCTGACCCTGATATTATTACTCAGGCACCAGAGAAAGAAATAGAACTTAAGGAATATGATGTATCTTTCCATCTTGATGCTGAAACTCTAAGGCAACTTAATAAGGCAGCATCTATCTATGCACTACCAGACCTATGTCTGTTTGGTGATGGAGAGACAATGAACCTAACAGTGACAGATAAGAAGAACGAAACTTCTAATAACTTCTCTGTCAATGTAGGAACTACAACTGAGAATTTCTGCTACTGTTTCAGAGTAGAAAACTTAAAACTACTTGCAGGTGCGTATGACGTATCTATCAGTAGTAAAAACGTTGCTAAGTTTCAAGGCAACGGTATCAAATACTTTATTGCACTAGAACCAAATGCATGATGATTTTCTCTGGGTTGAGAAATATCGTCCTAAGAAAGTAGAGGATTGTATTCTCACACAGAATGTGAAAGATACCTT